TACTCTTGAAAATCTTGCCTTGCCAGGCATAGCCGCCAGCATTTTTGGGACGATACGTCCACTTAAGCTGACCTATAACTTCACCATCACACTTGATAGCAAAGGTATGGAACTTTTCATTTCCGAGGTCAGCAAAACCGTCACGAACTTTTGCAAGAGTCCACATAGACAATCTCCTTAGCGAGGACGATAGGGGCGGGCACCTTGTTCATCAAGATAAACAGTGCGACCATCAGCAGTGCGAACGATGATGTCCTGAATCATTTCCTCAGGATCATTAGTAGTGTCCATATAGGCGCCAACAATCAGAACTTCGTTGCCCTGTGCATCATAGCTATAACCTTGAACCATATCACCGACTTGAAACATTTGATATCTCCGTTTTCTCAGCTTATAATTCACTATAGCAAAATGGGTAACCAATGTCAACCGTTTATTTTAAAAAAGATCAACTTTTTCCCAAGGGAGATACGATTTTCCAAAGTGTCCGTAGTTCGTAGTGGAACTATAGATTGGTCTAAACAGGTCAAATCTTTCAATAATACCCTTAGGAGTTAAATCTACATTCTCTAGAATATACTTTTCTAAGTCTTTGCTTTCACCATCACTGTCAACGTAGAAGCTAGTTGGTTCTTCAACCCCGATTGCATAGCTAAGCTGAATCTGTGCCCAAGTTGCTTTGCCGCTTGCTACAATATTATTAGCAATATAACGAGCCATGTAAGCAGCACTGCGGTCAACCTTTGTCGGATCCTTGCCGCTGAATGCGCCGCCGCCGTGTGGTGCTGCGCCGCCATATGTATCAACGATAATCTTACGCCCAGTAAGTCCAGTGTCACCGTCTGGTCCTCCGATCACGAACCTACCTGTAGGGTTAATCAAGAACTTAGTTTCTTTGTCAATCAAATCTGTTGGTACAACAGCACGAATAATCTGTTCAATACCATTACGAACTTCGCTGATATCAACGTCAGGGTGATGCTGTGATGAGCAAACAATCTTATCAATTCTGTTGATTGTACCATCGTCATTATATTCAACGGTTACTTGACTCTTGCTATCAGGTCCCATCCAAATTTGACCGTCATTCTTTCTCAAATGAGTTAGAGTCTCTACAATCTTATGACTATAATAGATTGCTGCTGGCATATTGTTTTCTGTTTCATTGACTGCATAACCAAACATCAATCCTTGATCTCCTGCACCGAAATTATCAGTACCTAAGGCAATATCCGGACTTTGTCCGTGCATCAAATTGATTATGTCAGCGGTTTGCCAATGAAATCCTTCTTGTTCGTACCCAACATTTTTAATCACTTTACGAATTATGTAGTCTAAATCTAGCGGATCAATTTCGCCTTTAAACTCGCCAGCAACAATTACTTTATTAGTTGTTACTAACGTTTCACACGCACATCGTAATGCTGGATCCAAATTACTCATAACCATATCTAATACACCATCACTGATGGCGTCGGCTATTTTATCTGGGTGACCTTCGGATACTGATTCACTGGTAAACAGGTATGACATATTATTTCCTTTATTAAGAATTATAGAATATTTTGCAGGGATTTGCAATGTGTTTTGGGTTAATTAATCCAACAATCGCAGTTACATTCAATTACACGCTCAATAGCTTCGTTTACTGAATATACTGCCGGGTATAGAGTACTCCCGGTATAGTCTGAATCTACTTCAAAAGGAATATCTGTAGCTAATTGCTCCGGAGTAGAAATGATAATTCTGTCCGGTCTAACAATTGGATTTAGTGAAGAAGGAACTGTGGGTCCTACCACCGCAACCGAAACTCCATTTAAAATAGGAGTTATGTCTCCCGGTGACGTTGTTCTTGTGGTTAAAAATTCCCCAATCAAGGTTGAGTCAGAGGGGAAATACGTGCCATTGGGTCTAGGAGTAATAACACGATTGCCAAGCTTATTTGTAGGCCAACTTGCGGTAGTAAAGCCGGTTACACCTACAAGAACATTTCCGTATGTTCCCGGATCCTCTTTGACTATATCAATAATAGGACTTGTAATTGGGTTATTGATAGCCGCTGGAATAGTTCCATTAGTAGTAAGTGTTTTCTCATCCATGAGAGACATAGTATCTGCAATATGATTATCTAACGGAATTCCAGCAGAAATCAATCTAATTTGATTTCGTTCTTGTCTCATTTGAACTACCGCGCTTTGTCCGCCCAAAGTGTCTAAATTACAAATTGCTTCTAGTGTTTGTGCAGACATATGCGGTTTAGTATCTTGTGCGATAGTAGGAATAGAGTCAACAAACGAATTGATAGTCGATGGATATGGATAGGCAAATAAATCTTTAGGTACTGCTACCGGTGGCAATGCAGTGTACCTAGCTCGTTGTTCAATAACCAATTGACCACCTAATATATTCCAATACGTGTTCAATAACTGAGTTACTTCTAAATTATTCTGAGAAATTAATGAAATTTCTGCATTAGCTAAGTCAATATAATTCTGTACTACTTCATTCATTGGACTTGGCCAGCCGGTTGTACCGGCTGCGGCGTTTGTTCCGCCACCGTTTGATGTAGGCGGGGCCTCTATTGTTACGGTCGGCAGAGTAGTCGTGTCAGTTCCTGAGCTGGTTAGCTCTACTGAGGTCACTCTACCAAACAACCCGCCGCCATTTGATCCAACAAGAGAATCATCAGTTTCTATAGTAGCAGTAGCAGTTGCTCCACTGCCACCATTAATGGAAATGGTAGGGGCTGCTGCGCCACCTCTACCATATCCTCCACCAAGATCAGTAAGCGTAACACCTGTAACATTATAATATGTAGTGAATACAGTTGGAGGAGATTCAACTACATAAGAGGTATACTGCACACTAACAGTAGCCGGTTTCCATGACACTGCTAAAAATAAGTCACGATATATCGATTTTAATGTATCAGTTTCTGCCTCTAGCATTCTATTATATAGGTTTTCCCATGGATAAGGAAGACCGGACATAGAACCAAAGAAATCTGACATAGTATAAGTGCCATATGGTCCCGAACCTAATGCTTCTTTTAGTTGTAAGCTGTCGATTGCCTCTTGACTAGTCGGCTTACTTGTTCCACTGACAAGGGGAAAATCAATAGTGCTTTCTAAGGACTTGACTGCTCTAGCGAACTGTTGAATGTCTGCTCTATCAATGTTTCTGATTTGGCGCATAGCAAATGAGAACGCGCCGGCAGCAACTGCTTGTTCTAATGGTATTACGCCACGTAGATACGAACCAAATCCTTTGATTAACGCTACTGTATTATCTACTGATTGAATACTAGAAACTGCTGAGGGAACATTATTAGGTGTCTGCGCTCCTACATAAGTATCCATATCAGGACTAGTTAATGCTGGATTTAATCCTCCGAAGATATACAAAGGATAATATGTTTTACTATTAGTGGGGAGTCCTAATTCACCGTTGTACTTAGGAACAGTTAATGATTGATAGCTGTTAGGGAATAGTTTTTTTACATCAAGTAAATCTGCTAAGCTTTCTAAGCCCTCTATTTGACATTGTAGAGGTGCTATTATATCGCTAAGGTTTTCACCAACCATAATTAAGAAGGCGCTGTAAATTTGTCGTTCTTGTGTTTTTGTGGGGGACTGTAGTTTTCCAGATACTAGTTGCTGCAATTCAGTATTTTCTAACCCTGCTGACAACAATGCTAATACTAAATCTGGTATTACTGCGTTGTTTTCTCCTAATATTTTTAATAGAGACGAGGGTAATCCAAAAGAAGAAATATCACTTAGATTAAGAATTTTTCCTAAATTTTCTAAATCCTGACCAAATTCTTTATTTGCTAAATTTACACCAAATACATCAGCACTGATCAAATCGTCCATGTTACTGAATGTGCCGTCCAAAAACGTTTTTGCATTTTGGTTAGACATAACAGTTTGGCTAACACTTTCTACAAACGACAATGCAGACAGAAAGGATGCCAAAAACTCCGGATATTCCGGATTAGCTGCTGATACTTCTCCTCCATTCCAATTGAATTCATTCCATGCTTGTAATGCATGTAGTCTAATATATCCCCATTGAGTGACGGCTGCATTCGGGTTGGAACTATCATATGGCAACCAGGTTGCTTCCTGACCCTGATTAGTAGCACTCGTAATGCTATATCCAGAAGTTGCAGGTCCGGGCAATGCACCGGAGACACCCTGCTGAATTCCGTACTTCTCTGAAATAGATGGGGTCACTGAATCTGCAGGTCGTGCCCATATACCAGCTGGATCAATCGCAACATATGAGGCTGGTTTTGAGTTACCTAACGCAGGAATTGATGCTGACCCTATTGCAATAAGATTATTATAAACACCAGATGTCACTAGAGTTCTTAGATATGCATCATTGATTGCCCAAGTGAGCATTCTTAAACATGTTCCGCTAACTAATGTGCCAAAAGTGTAATCGGTATTTGTTTTACTAGCACCCATATAAGATGCTGCTATAGGATTGATTGTTAAACCCTGATTTTGTAGATAAGAACCAACTACGTTAATTCCAAGCGGACTTTGTGTTCCAGTATCAGCCATATTATTTTTAACTCACAAATACAGTAGGGCTACCCTGTATTATCGGGTGACCGCATGTGGTGCTTGACCCAACTCTTAATACCGGAACACCTTCAGCAAATACAGTTGGGCTTCCAGTAAGGGTTACCGATGCTTTATGTGGACCACCGGCAGGGTGAGGAGTTATTTTACTTACGTGCAGTCCAACCGGACGATTATTAGCGAAGACAGTCTTTGATCCTCTAATAATCTTACCGCCGCCTGAGTTAATATCGCCTATTCTACTTAGTGGTTTTCCCATATATCATCCTAAAATTAACTTCTTGTCCGGGACCACTAAACCAGTAGTAGCCTCAATATACTTTACCTTAACACTGTCATCTGTCAATGCAAAGATAGTTACGTTATTAATATTTAGTCTTGCAGGATCCTTTGGATCTGCGGTAAACATGCTCTGTATCAATCCCAATCCTTGGGGACCGGGGGCAACTGATACTGGATCCTTTAAGGATAGATAATTATCTTGAATATCAGTAACTTTTCCTACAACTTCTTCACCGCTCGTGAGCTTGAATGTATAGGTTTCTCCAACTTTAATTGTCATATTTTTTTTCTTTCTTATGCTGCTTCTGCTAAAAACTTAGCACGAAGTTCTGTAAATCCACCGACGAGTTCTCCGTCGAGGAAAATCTGAGGTACGGTACGTGCATTAGGAACTGCTTCAAGCAAGTCTTCCTTAGTGTACCCTTCACCAATCTTCTTTTCTTCAAATTCAATACCCTTCTGTTCTAGAAGTGTCTTTGCCTGCACACAATAGGGGCAGTGATCCTTTGACCATACGATTGCTTTCATTATTTTTCTCCTTATAAATTCGGTAGTTCATCATAATCTAGTGAATCGCTCATCACTCCGATTACATATGAGGTTGATTCTGATTCTTGAAGTGCAGTTTGCTTCTTACTGGTATCCATATGCTTGTTGAACCAAGGAATAGGAGTAGTCTTTGGCGCTGGATTCCAATACTTAATACCAATCTGCTTAAGAGCGTCTACGGAGTTGTAGTCAACGAAATCCATCATAATCTTTTCGTTGAGACCGATTACTGGACCCTTCTTAAAGAGATATGCAGCCCACTCTTTTTCTTCACGAATTACATCTTCGTAAATCTTACGAACTTCATGTTCACAGTCAATCTTTGCCTTAGCAAAACGAGGGTCTTCTTTGATAACCTGATTAATCATCCAAGCAGTCCACTCTTTGTGCAAGAGTTCGTCTTGTAGAATCAAACTGATGATATTGCCATTACCCATGAACATCTTATTTTCGACCATTGCGAGACTTGTAGCGAACGATACCATAAAGCGGAAAGCTTCAAGAGCATAGCTTGCGTGTAGAGCTAGCCAAATTGCTTCAATATGACGCTGCTCATTTACCTTCATTCCCAATTCTTTTTGACAATTGATTAGGTGAAGTGCATCGTAATACTCACCTACGCTTGAAGCCATGTTAACGATTTCAGCAGTGTCATGAATTGTGTTGAACACTTCTTTAGGAACATTATAGATGTTGCGAATGATGTGACTATATGAACGAGAGTGAATGTTAGTCTCAAAGAAACTCCAGTTACTCATGATAGCTTCAAGTTCAGGGATAGAACAGACAGGAGTAAAGACCTGTGCTGGCGCTCTGCCCTGCAATGAGTCAAGTGCAGTCTGTCTAAGAACATTGCTAGTAAAGATATGAGCAACAGCTTCACTTGCATCCTTCATATCATTAGCATCTTTAGAGAGATTGACTTCTTCCGGAACCCAAAAGAATCCACGGGCTGATTGCTCAATCTTCTGTAGCTTTTGATACTTGACTTCTTCAAACCGCTGAATGGTTACAGGGCCTGCTGGGTCAAGAAACATCTTACGCTGTAGATAGTCTGTTTTTGTTGTTAAATTATATTGTGCTTTACTCATAGTTTGCATGCCTCACAATCACCGTCATCTTCAAAGAAGTCAATAACTTCTAGTGGTGCTTCATCTTCTTCTTCTTTAGAACCCTTCTTGTTAATCAAGCTGTAATAGAGAGTCTTAATTCCCCACTTGTGTGCAAGCATCAAGTTCTTTGCGATAAGGGTAGTTGGAACTTTTCTATCAGGGAAGTGAGCAGGATTATAGAATGTGTCAGTGCTGATTGACTGATCCATATAAGCAGCAAGAACAGCAGAGGTCTTGAGATAACCTACGCAATCTGTTTGGTCCCACATAAGCTGATACTTGTTCTTCAACTTCTGATATTCAGGGACGACCTGAATGAACGACCCAGCCTTACTTTCCTTTACAGAAATCAAACTCATTGGCATTGCGATTCCGTTAGTAGAATTGATAACTACCGAGCTTGATTCTACTGGAGCAATTGCGCCAACTGTAGCATTACGCACACCGTACTCTACCATGTCTGCACGAAGCGTGTCCCATTCAAGTTCAGGAGTAAAGTCAGCTAGTTCGTTAGCTCCATTTGAGCGAAGCTCCCAAGAGAAGATTCCGTTACCATAACGAGTCTTGTCACTGTCTAAGCACTTACCACGT